TTGATCGCTCTGCCTGGCCCTGCATTGATCGCAAAGTCGAACATCAGATAGTCGAGCCCCGTTGGCAGCTCGTCGGCTCTGACTGCATCCCAGTATTTCTTCTTGTACATCGGTGCCACTGTAGCCGGGGTCAACGCGCGCATCTCTTTTTCGCCAGCAGGACGGCCTATCCATTCTTCCCACACTTTCTTGGTGACGCCCAAGTTCGTCATGCCGCCTGGGTCTTTGGGATGATTAACAAACCCGCCTTCGTGCTTCAGGATTGCTTTAAGGGCTTCGTCGAAGTTCTCTTTCATTTCTTGTCAGGCGTCACAACCCCAATCAGACCAGCGACAGCCAACCCTGTGGCGATGATAGCGTCAGCCATCTGAGGCGCGATGGGCACGCCAGCAGCGGCCAAGAACAAGAACAGACCACGCCAAGTGGATGGCTCTTTAGCACGGGCTAAAATAAACATCTTCATAACACCTCCTTATTTGTCCTGCTTGTGATCCAACTTATCAAAGATTTTGGTCAGCATGTCGCGGACATCACGGATGTCTTCCTTGTAATCCTCACGGGTTACATAGGTGTGCGGTAGCGCCCGCACGTCGGTGTCTAACCGGTCGATCGAGCGGTGGATGTTGTTCAGTATCCAGCCGCCGAAGAAGCCCGCAATCGCTACAGCGATATTGAATAAGACTTGCGAATCCATAGCGCTTACGTGGCAACTTCAGTAATAGTGATTGAGGATGAACTTACCCCACCATACAGCCTAGCAGCGCTTGCACCGTTAAACGTTGTGGTGCCAGCTACTGACGCGCCAACCCTAACTTTAAAAGTTGTTGCTGACGTAGTGCCCGCAGCCATAAAGTGCGTAAACGACAGCATCATAGGTTTGTTTGCGTCAACAAAACCTTGGGTGCTTACTGCTAAAGCATTAGCAGTTGAGTCTTGAAATAACGCCGCCATCATTCTTCCGCCACCAGCACTACTAGAGACTTGAACAACAACGTCGATTCGCAAATTATTAGTAGCGCCTCTTGGCGTAACGGCCAAAGTCATATACTCGTTACCTTCGGTATTTTGAGGTATCGTGTCATCTGACGGGATAAGTGTGGTGCCCGTTGCAACAGCGCCAGTAGAGGAATTTACCATCTGTAAAACGGCGCCGGGGACTCCCGTAATTGTGCCTGTACCGTTAATTGTTACTGGCATGACAGCCCCCTCAATTCATCCAACGTTGTGCAAGTGTCCACTTGAGCCGTGATGTCGCGCAGGCGCTGTTTCTCAGCTACAACCGCAGCCGTATCGCCGTTAGTCTCTAACGCACGTTGAAATGCCACATCTTGAGCCTCTAGCAGTGGTGTACGTTCAGCACGTAGCCGGTCTTTGGTAATTGCCTGTGCTTTAGCGAAGTCAATCGTAATCATTCAGTCACCTCAGTAAAGTCAGCCGTCCAAGCGTTGCGGAATGTACGATCTGAAGGAATGTCAGCAACGTCCACGATCTTGTAAGGCTTGCCAGCAGGAATGTCTTTCATAGCCGCTTCAACCGATTCCGCTGGGATGATGATAGCGACACCGCCGTCATCTGTAGGGTAAATTATGCGTTTGTCCATGATTAGTCCTTATTAGCGGAATACTGAAACATTTACGTATGTCGGGTCAAAAGTGCCAACCCCGTAAACACCAGTATTTATTCTGGCGGCAGAAGTAGTTGGGGCAACATTTGCACCAGTTGAAGCATTTGTAAACACTGTTGTTACAATAAAATTATTTGTGCCATTAGATGAGCAAGTTGTATTTACAGAATAGTTAATATCAGGCAACGCAGTCGTAAAGTTGACTGTGTAATCACCCGTACCGTTATCCGTAATACTCGACACATTAAATGATGCACGAATAGCGACCGTTCCTGTACCGTTAAAATTAACAAACGCGCGGCACAGCGTACCAATTTGAGTACCAGTTCCATCGTTAAATTGAACTGGCGTTCCGGTAATACTGCTTTGTAATGTATCTGCTACGATAGTTCCAGCCATGATGTCCTCTTATTCGTAGAGAATGTTGATAGTGCCAGCGTCGAAGGTGTCTGTGCCGTTGACTGTGGTGATACGGACTCGGTCTAGTGTGTCGGACAGTGTTTTTGAGCCTGCTCCGGTATTTCCAGAATTACTAGCACTAGGGGAGGATACAAAACCAGTTTGCGCCCAATTATTTGACCCAATAAGAAGTATTGTTGCTGCGCCATTATAAAGACTAGCTGCAATCGTGCTTTCTTGTACCAGAAGCCCAGCAGTAGAAGTTAAATATGACGAGCTAGACGCGCCTACTCGAACTGCAGAAGATGCGTACCCTGTGGTTTCAACACCACCGGAGTCGCCAAGTTGTATAAGGATTGGTGAGATTCCGCTCGTACTCACGCCGCTAAACATCACCGTAATACGCTTCACCCATGACGGTATCGACGTAAAGTCTACCGAAGTGCCTGATGCAGTGACAGCAGTGCCAGAGATTAACGGCGCTAGTGTGCCTGTAGCAGCGACCAACGTCTGCGTATTGCTGCCCGAGACAGCAGGGGCAGACACCGTAATCGTGCCGCTTGTGTCGCCTGAGAGAACTACTGAAGCCATGATTACTCCTTAAAATCTAAATCACTACCCACCGACTGCCGGATGAGACGGTAACAATCACCGCTGCGGTAATCGCGGTCAGCGACACCGACTGCGACACATCGACCGTGTAGGTACCAATACCGCCGGTGCCTGTACCCAAAGCCGTAATGACCGTGCCTGCTGTGATGCCTGACCCAGCAATCACCGACCCCACCGCAACAGCGCCAGAAGTGGCCGTGTCAATCGTCAATGTCGTGCCTGCGATACTACCCGTGCCGACAAAACCAGCGCCTAGCGTGATTGGGCCAGTGGTCATGGCGTTCTTGGTAGCCGGAATTGTATAACTGATCGTAACCGTCTGGTCGTTTTCGATGAAGACCTGGTCGTTACCGCCGCCGGTCGCACCCGCAGCACCGCCCACCTGACCCCACTGATTATTGCTAAAGCCTTCAAACAAATCTAGCGTGCTGTTATAGCGGAACATGCCTTCAGCAGGCACAGCAGGCCGGTCAGTCGTGGCACCCACAGGCATCTGCACGTAACCAAAGCCGGAGAAGGTCACATCTTGTGTTGCCGACAAAGTTGTAAACGCGCCCGTGTTAGGCGCCACGTCACCGATCGGGGGTGGCGAGCCGAACGACAGATTGTCCACAGGCACCAGGATGTTGTCCGTGGTGTACTGGGTGACATCGTTCTCATCAGTGACAACGAACTTGTACGCGATTGTTGGTTGCAGCCAGATGTTGGCCATGCCACGCGAGTCAAGGATAATCGGGTTGGCGTTAGCTGTTCCGCCCGCCTGGTCGGTGTAGGTCGCAATCGGTGTCGTCGTGCCGCCGGCGTAGGTGTAGACCTTACCGGCTACCAGCGGGTTACCGTTGGCATCGAAGAACTGCTGCTTGGGTGTTGGGGTTAGGGATGCCATCTAGTCATTCCTCAGTTTGTTCTGGTTTTGTGGTGCCAAACGATTACGAATTGCTTCGCGGGTTTTCGGGCCTTGCTCGCCGGCTGACGTAGCGCGAGGGCGGCCAAGTTGTGGCTCCAACGCTTCTAACGCGTCCATAAGCCGTTCGCGTTCAGCTCTTGCCCGTGCTACTTGTTGCGCGTCATTTGACCGCTTTTCAATCTCTGCAAACGCCGCAGCTTTTTGTTTTGCCTTGGCTACCGTCTCAGCCACCCACGCCCGATCCATCGCCTTTTCAGCCAACGCTTTATCGGACAGTTTAGCAAAACTAGAATCAATTACGGCTAGGTCTACTTTAGTTTTCTCCCATGCCACTTTCTCTTCTGCGGACAACTTAAACCGCTGCCCAGCCGATACTTTGTTTGCCGCACTACGCAAGGCTTTGCTGGGGTCTTCAACTACCTCTAACGTTGCGCCTTTAATGCCTTGGCTAGTGCTGCGTAGTTTACCGGTTACCGGGTCAAGTTCCAAGACAACTTCATTGCTAGTTGGACGACGACCGGCGGCTTCGCTTTCTGCTTGCTGCGCTGCTGCTGCGTCTGCTTCGGCTCGCTGACGCTCGTAGTCAAACCGCCGCCGCTGTTCTACGCCGCGCATAGTGGATTGAGCGCTTGGGGCTTCTAGCTGGGGAGCAGACGGCACACCAACGCGAACATCACCTTCAGGAATATTTTGCCCAAACACCCAATTAGGTATCTGATCTTTGGTTACCAACGCGTTACGAGGATCAAAAGGCACCGGCAGATTACGGTCGGTGGACATTGGCACCGGACGCAGGTTGTTGACTTGCGTAGGCGGTCTAAAGTCTTGCGGAATGGCGTACTTGGCTTGGTAGCCTGGCGACGCCATGCGCCGCCCAGCCATACCGCTGGCGATAT